CTCTCCAAGTTTTTCAAGTAATGCTCAACATCACCGCACACGGCAACATCGGCAGAGACCCAGAACTCAAGGAAACCTCTAGTTCACAGGTTGCCAACTTCAGCCTGGCCACACGCACCGGCAAAGATGAAACCACTTGGATCAACTGCCAGGTCTGGGGCAAGCGTGCTGACACCGTTATGCAATACATGCACAAAGGCGACAAGATCACCGTCTGTGGTCAGGGCAAGCTGCAAGAATATGACCGCAAAGATGGCGGCAAGGGTTACAGCCTGCAGCTGAACGTGTCTGATTTCACGCTGCCACCCAGGCAGGCTGCATCTGACGACGACTTCTGATAATCGGGGCAGCAGGATTGTCGGAACCGCAGCAAAGCGTCTGCCTCCGGGCGTTCTGCGTAAGCCCCCGCTTAACAATGACAAGACCAACCATCAAACAAGTCTGGAAAGACGGCATCCAGCAATGGGAGGTCAGCCATCAAGGCATGACCCGCTACTTCAAAAACGATTGGCAGGCGAACTGGCACTTCGAGTCCTGCGTCAGGCTGCACCGATCCAGGTTCAAGTCCAAAACACCAGACAAATGATTGCGGACTAGGACAGGCTCACGCGCCTTGCGCCCCTCACACCTGATCCGCTGCAGGTCACTTGTCCTTCGCCCGTTTCAGGGTGAAGAAGCCAAAGCATAGACAACAGCTCAAACGTCCGCACAGGCGATTTTTGCGTCAAGCTCACCGATCCGGCCAACAGCTTGGCTGAGGAGTTTGGACTGGTGCCAGCTTTGCCGAACCAAGGCAGAACAAAGCATTTTCAGCGCCTCTTCGTCATTACAGTTGTTGACTTCCCTGATGCTGCGTTCAACCTCAAGTTCCTCTTCAAGGGTTTGGTTGACGACCATCCAGTCAGACCAGCCCATAGCTTTGAAGAATCTTGTCAATTCATGCCACAGAGGGCATGACTGTCAAGTGGTTGTTGTAATGGCCTGTTTCCCGGTAGCTGTGCATCGGCGACTGAGACATTGCGTGAAAGACCATCTGGCCGATTTTCAAACCTGGATACAGGGCCAAGCGCCTGAACTTGCATTCATTTTTCAGCTCAAGGGTCAGCCTTGATCCATGCCAGCCTGGATCGCACCAACCAGCAAGAAGATGGTTAAGGCCATCCCTGGCACGGCTTGACTTGAGTACAAATTGAGCGGAGATGTCGTCGGGGAGATTAAACAGCTCACGTGTTTCAGCCAGGCAAAAGATGCCGGGTTCAATGTAGTAAGGGTTTTCTTTTGTTTTGCTTGAGATGTTGACCTTGAGCAAAGGGCCATCGTCAACCTCAACCATCAAATGATTGCCCAACCGCAGGTCCAAGCTGGCTGGATTCAGGAGTTCTGTCTCAAACGGAACGACCATCCCGCCTTTTTCACATCTGGCGCGGATTTGCCAATCACACAGGACTGCCATTCAACAGGAGCAAAAATCAATCCTACTTAGCTTGCCCTAAAACGCTTTTTTCAGTGTGATACGGCCCTTTTTGATGCAGCTCAGCCACATCACGCACCCACGGAACAAGCCAATCATTCACCCGTGAACACTGGTCCCAGTTCGCTGGCTTGGCGCATTGAACCACAACCGTCGTCCAAAACGCAGTGATATACGCCCAGACCCAGTAAAACTCACTCATTCACAAGGATGACCCAGCCAGTGCCGGGGCCTTCAGCCTGCCAGCGCTGGTAAAACGCAGCTTGCCTGATTCGCACATTGCGGCCCAGGTGTGGATTGCTGTGTCCACCCTTTTCCATTTCGGGATAGCCGCGTGGATCTTGCATGATCCATTCCGGGTCGCTGCTGTTTTTGCCTGCATACCCGCTGATCACACTCCAGTGACCACAGCCCAAGCCATTGCACATTGGCGGTTCCCCAAGGAGCATATTCCCGGCATGAAGCCAACCGACTAGGACAGGCCTGCCGTTTTCAACCTCAAGTTCCACCATGTCAGCGTCACCGTCCTTGCGAAACTCAGCCTGCAGGCCAAGGCTGCGCAATGCTGCTAGCTGAGCTTCTACAGACGTGGTGTCCCCGTACTTTGCACGGATTTGGTTGTACTCATCATCCGTGCGAACTTTCTTGTAATAAGCCGCCACCATGGCTGCCGCACTAGAAAAACACTCGCGGTAGCCGGTGCCTGTTTTGTTGTCCAGCTGCCTGAAGTAAGGCATGTAGATCTGTTGGTCATATCCGCTTTCTTTCCAAGCTTGGAACCAGTCTGCATCACTTTCATCCAGTAGTTCCGCCGGCATTGACTCCTCAAGCTGTTTAATCGCAGCCAGCTGATGGGGCGTTCCACGGAAAAATTGGAAGAATGGAAGTAAGGCGAAAGCCACACCCATCAGCAGCAGGGTCAGCTGGATAATGCCGGACGCCACCTACTTTTCAACTCTTGTGTCAGGCAACAGCAAATCCTTCAGGTGCTTCACGGCAAGGTCGTCCAAATCATTGTCAGTGCGAGTGACAATTTTTTCCAGCATCGCCACAATCAACTCTTTGAACGCCCTGGAGCGCCACATGGTCATGACCAAGGGCTTGAGGATTAGAAGCATTGGCTTGGCCTAGTTACCCTTCAAGCGTAGCTCTGTTGTCCCATGGCAGAAACTCCAGACGATCAGCACGAAAAGGAAGGCATCTCAATGGCCGATGTTGTCAAGGCTCTTGTCTTGGCTTGGAGTGCCGCACTGCTGACAGCTTCTTATCTGGGGATTTTTCCTCAGATGAAAATGGACAATACTTTTGTGGCTTCACTGTTGACTGGAGCTATGGCCTCATTTGGCATTGAACGCAAGAGCAATGGAAATGCAAACAAGAAGCCCACTATCGTGGACAACAAAGACACCAAAGCCGGCATCAAATGAAGCGCTCACTTTTGGTATTAGGCATCACATTGGCGGCCGCTTTGCCTGCCAAGGCTGATTTAACCCACAAAATCCAAAGCTCAGTACAGCTGGAGGTCGGCGGTGCTTCTACTCGCGCTATTCGGGTTGGCAATAGCTACAGCATTAGCGGTTCAGGGGTCAGCACCACTGACGGCTCTACTGCTGGTGTTGTTGGCGGCCTGGGTGCTCACACTGCGGGCGTTGGTGCGTTGACCACCGTCACCGCTTCACAAGCAACCAGCGGCAACTCCTTCAGCTTTGCCAACAGCTACACCGTTGGAGACACCATCCCAACTTCCGCTCCAACAGTTGGTGAGGTTCCTGCCTTCGGTGATGTCACCTCTACTGCTGGCGGAACTGCTGGCAACCTGGCTGGAACGATCTCTACAGCAGGCGCTGTGACCGTGACCGCTGGTGGGGCTAATACCAGTGCAATCGGTCAAGTCATTAGTGAGCTGACGACACGGTGAAACGGCTGATCATTTTGCTGCTGTTGCCCTCATCAGCAATGGCCGTTCCAGTCGTGCCCAACTTCAGCCAGGGCCTAGTCTCGTCCCACACAGAGTCCAAGACGATTGTCAAAGAGTCAATAATTTCTGAGAGCTACCGAACTGGATTTGAGTACACCGTCAGTGGAACTGGTGTTCAGCCTGCTGGAGGCAACGTAAGCCCACCTGTAAGCGGAAGAGCCTTGAACCTTTCTTCCCGGACCAACTGGGTGCAGACCACCCCCGGCGCTGCATTCCAATTCGCTGAAACATATCAAGGGCCTGGCTTGATTGAGAAAGTCAAAATTGAACGCGAGACCTTGATTGAGACCGTCATTGATTCCACCAGCACGTTCAGCCAATGAGGGCAACAGTTTCTGCTCTGCTGCTCAGCCTGCTTTACACCGCTCCAGCAGCAGGACAAGTCAGCGCAACTGCATCCCCCGTCAGCAATAGCAGCGGCTCAGTGGTCAATCAGGCTGTGCAGATTACGCCTGGGCAATACATGAAGTATTCAGTCGGGAGTGGCATCCAATGCGATGGAGCCACACTGAATATTTCTCCTTTTGCGTCGACTACGCACTCTTTTGGCAATCCAAATAATCAGTATTACCAAGAGCCGGTATACGACAGTAGTGACAATTTTGGCTTAGTGGACCCAGAAACGGGAATTGATGGGCCAGATGGCATCCCAGACAACCCTGGCAAAGTTCTGTATTACAAACCGCAGAGGACAGGCTACCGTCAAAATTTCAGCAACAACTTTGGCATCACAGCCACCTTCTCCATCCCATTGGACTGGGGCCCTATCAACCTCTGCAAAGAAGCACAGCGGAAGCAAGTTGCGCTCTATGAACAAGCCTTAGCCGACAAGCGGCTTAACTACGAGATGGGCAGGCTTTCCGCATGCGCGAAAGCACTTCGTGAGGGTTATGGCTTTGCCAAGAACTCGCCGTTTTATTCAATTTGTGCTGATGTCGTCCTAAAACCCAAGCCAGTAGAAGGCCACACGCACCAAATCATTTACCCAAAGCCCGCCTTAGATCGCGAATGGCTTGATTCCGGTGACGCTGAATCACCCGACGCTGCTGTAAAGATTCCAGTTTCTCCTTACGGCCAAGTTTCTGATTGATCTTCTTTACCACCTTCTTTGTCAAAGGCTTCGCCAGCTTTTGCAGAACTGAGGCAATGGGCTTAGAAAAGATGGCCACAGTCGTGGCAATCGCAGCAGTCAAGGCAACCGATACGGTGGGTGCAGCATCAGGCACGTAGTTTTTAATGACCTGCCCAATCGGCACAGGATCCCAGAGCTTTACGCACTTGCCGTCTTGCAGTTCATAACCAGCAAGAACCTTAGTGCCCAACTTGTTAAAAGAAGCTATCTCTTGGGCTCCGTAGGGTGGACATGGTGGATCTTTGGGCAACCTTGGGATGTCGGGATCGCCGCCCGGCTTTGGGAGAGAGACTGCATCTTGAGCCGGACCTGACACATCCGGCTTTTTTATGTCCGCTTTCGGTGGCTCTACCCAAGTGAAGTCATGTGGCCTGTAGTCAGGTGCCTCATAAACGGGCACCGCTCCAGTGCATAACGTGACGTTGCCGCGTGGATCCTCCTCAAACGTTTCCGTTCCATTGCCAACAGCAATCCTGGCCCGCACACAGCCAGGCATATCAATAACTGGAAACCGCGTAGACGTAACTGGTGGAGCCGCTGGTAAAACAGGTGGTGGTATCGGCTGACCCACAGAAATCATTGGAATGCCGATTGCATTTACTCCGATCTCAGGAATTTCCGGCATGAAGTCAGAACGGTTTGCAGCAGGACAGCTGTGGATTGAACGTAACCGCAGGCGCGAAGGGCCGCCTGTTGTCTACACCGTAATGTCAGGCAAATCAGCCAGGCCGTTTACAGATACAAAGGCCATCCT